ACACAATTGTCAGAAAATTGGAGAGTAATAGAAAATAATCCTAAGATAGGAGATACTATTATTCAATACAGTTTTCATAAAAATGATTTAAGAAATGTTAGATTATATGTTACAACTTTAGAAAGTTATAAAGAAATTTCTATAGTAAATGAAGAAATTGTAGCACAACAAAAAAGAGAGATAAAAAATTATAAAGACTTTATAATAAATCAGCAGGCTATAATTGCAAGTCAAGAAAAAATAACTGATGAAGCAAAAGATATAAATAAAGATTTACAAAAAGATATCGAAAAATATAAAGAACAAGCTTCCAAATGGCCTTATTGGTTAGGAGGAGGATTTATAGGAGGAATTGTACTATGTCTGTTGGTCAAATAATAAGAGGCACTATAAACAATCTTCTAGATAAAGAAGCTGAACTTTATACACAAAGAATTGCAGTTTGTCATAATTGTAAATTGCTAATAAAAGATAGATTATTTGGTGAAGTATGTAATTCATCAATATTTTTAAATCCAATTACAAATGAAACCTCTATAATAGAGAAGACAGGATTTAAATCAGGATGTGGCTGTGTGGTTGCCAGTAAAACCAGAGTAAAGGAAGCCGTTTGTCCAGTGGGAAAATGGTAATTATAAATGTTAAAATGAAAATGTTATGTCATTAAGAGAACAACAATTAGGAAAATTCTTCATGGGTGGAGATGCCGCAGGTTACAAAGAAAAAAATCAAATCTTACTTCCGATAAATCCATTGGAAAAAGAATTTGAAATAGCTAAACTAGAAAAAGAACAAGAGGAAGCTCGAGCTATGTTTTTAGAATTAGAAAAGAAGAAACAAGAAGAACTAGAAGCTAAATTAGATACGTTGGAAATGATACCAATGCTGAATAAAATAGTTCTACTTCCGTATCCAAAAAATCCATATAGAAAAGTAATGCAAGGAAGTATTATTGTAGACTATACCGGAGAATTTAATAATCCTGATTCAGGTGAGAAAGATAAATTAAAAGAATTAGTGGCCTGTGCTCAAGTAATTGAAGTTGGACCAGAAGTAAAATATTTAAAACCCGGAGATGATGTATTCTATGATACACGTACAGTTTATCCAGTACCATTTCTATCTTTAGGATATTTACTAACTAGTGAACCACAAATTCTATGTGTGTTAAATGAAAAATTAAAAGAACGATTCAATATGTAATGAAGATGGAACAAGAAACTAAACAATTTTTCTTGCCTGGTGATACGGTTACTATAAGGCAAGATATACCAAATAAACCTACTATGATAGTAGTAAAAAAGATAACTAAAACAATTAATACAGGATCATTACAAGGCTCTTTTTTTCAAGGAATTTTATGTAGATGATTCACAACAACTGGTCAATTACAAGAAGCTCCTTTCAATACTAAGGATCTTTTAAAACTTTAACTATATAACTAAATATGAAAAATCTTAAAAATCTAATTGGACTTGATCTTACTAAAGCTTATCAAATGGGTGGTGTTATGCAAGAAGATGAGAAGAAAAAATTACTTCCATTTTTTGCCTATTTATATTCTAAGCAACTTAATCCTGAAAAGTATGGAGAAGCTAAAAGTATGGAGGAATGAACTTCCTTAATTCAAGAAAGTGAAGAAGATATTAATGCCATAACCAAAGCAGCCACTGAATTAACAGACGAAGACTGGACTTCATTAGCACAACATTATGAAACTTTTCAAACTGAAAATCAAGCACAATATGCTGCTAAAGGAGCTAAGTTGCAAAAATTAAAAAATGGAACTACTAAACCTGAAGAAGTAAAAGCTACTACAAAACCTATTGTACAAGCTAAAGCTGGAACAAAAGCCAAAAAACGTAAATGCAGCTGCGGCTGTGATTTAGTTTTATCTAAAGGGGATGGTGGAAAATTAACAGAAACATGCGCCTGTAAATGCGGTGGAAAAATGAAAAAGAAAAAATAGACAATGAGATTTTTTGAATATGATAGTGAAAATGGACAATTAATATTAGCAGATGAATCAATTCTAATTATAAAAGAATTAGGTGCATTGCTAGATTTAAAAAGAAACAAAACAGATTTTGATAAGACTGGTAAGAAAAAAGAGAGGGCTTTCCGTGAATTGAAATATATTTATTTATTTTTCGATGGGGAAAGTCCTTATTTTCAATTTCCGGAGCAGGAAAAACATAGAGAAGCTATGTTGGATTCTGAGTTATCAGAAACTGAATTTAATGATGATTTATTCAGGGAAGCCTGTAAGAAATATGATCAATTACAAAATTCATCTTTAGAAATAAGACTTTTAAAAGCTGCTATGTCCGCAGTAGAAAGTCAAATATTTTATCTTGAACATGTAGATTTAGCAGAGAGAGATCCTGTTACAGGTAAACCAATCTTTAAAAGTAAAGATTTAATAGCTGAAATTAAAGGTTGTAAAGATATTATTACAGGTTTAAGAGATTTAGAACTCCAAGTTAAGAAAGGTGAATCTACTGAAAATAAACTTAGAGGCGATGTTGAAACAGGTATATTTGATTAGCTATGGTACAGATAGATGGTATTAACTGAGACTTTGGTCCAGACGATGAAATAACATACTTTGATACTTATAAGAGTTATTATATTACAAAGTATCGTCCTATTAATGACATTGATGGATTAGACTTTAATCCAGATTGATTTAGAGAGGATGCAATAACTAAAAGTAAAACAGGTAGATATAGTAATCATTTAATAGGCTCTAAATCTCATAGAGATTTTTGAGTTGAAAGAAAAAGACGATCTACAGACGGTTTTGAAGTAAATGGTTATCGCTTAACTGGTGATAACTATTTCTGATTAAACTTCTATAGATTAAAACAAGCTAAAAAAGGAGCAAAGGCTTCAGCCGGTAGGGGAGTAAGTTTTCCTATTTTCTTTGTATTCCAGTATGAATACTTTCATTATGTTGAAATGTGTGAAATACTTGGTAAAGATGTAGGTCTATTAAAAGCCAGGTCTATGGGATTCTCTGAAATGGCTGCATCATTGTGTGTTAGACCTTACATTACAACTCCTAATTATAGAGTGGTTGCTTCAGCTTTTTCTGAGAAACATTTAAAACCTTTATTATCTAAGATCTGATCACAATTAGATTGACTTAACGAAAATACCGAGATGGGATTTAGAAGAGTTAGGATGGTAAAGAATACTGATATGCATAAGAAGGCTTCTAAGAAAGGCAAAGACGGAAGAGAGTTCGGTCATATGTCTGAGATAGAAGGTATGATTATTGATGATCCACAGAAACTTAGAGGTGATAGAACTGAAAGATTGTTCTTTGAAGAAGGCGGATCTGATAAAATATTAATTAAGAAATTCTTACAAGGAGAAGCTCTTATTACTGTAATGGGACAAAGAATTGGAACCAGAATAGTATGGGGAACTGGAGGAGATGAAGGAGCAGCTTTAGAAGGTATTAGAGATATTACTTATAATCCTGACACTTATAATATACTTCCTTGTAGACATAATTATACTCCAACTAGGAAATATATTTTAACTTCTATGTTTATACCTTGTTATCGAAATGTATTAAGTGATAAAGTTGATATATTAGATGATAGAGGATGATGTAATTTAGAAAAATCAATGGCTTATTTTGAACTAGACCGTATTAAAAAGGCGGCTAGTCCTAAAGCATTGTTAATATTTAAAGCCGAATATTGTTTTACTATAGAAGAAGCTTTAATTCAACAAGGGGATAATATGTTCCCAAGAGAAGAATTAGCAGAACAATTAGCAGCTATTGATATATATAAAAATGTTCCTACTCCACATGTTGGTTCTTTAATATGAGATATAGATTCATCTGGAGAACGTAGTGGAAAAGTTAAATGAAGAGAAGATTCTGTTAATGGAAAGATTTTATTATTGGAACATCCAATGATGTCTGAATTTGGCACTGATTATAAAAATTTATATGTAGCCGGCATTGACTCTATTGATATTGGCAGTGCAGATTCTGCACAAGTTAAGGAAGCTAAAGTATCTGATTTTTGTATCACTATTAAGAAAAGAGTATTCGGACAATCTGATCCTAAATATGTAGCAATATATAAAGATAGACCAAGAGATCCAAGAGAAGCATATGAAAATGCAGCAAAATTATTAGTTTACTTCAGTGCAAAAGCTGTATTAGAGTCTACTAGAACTGCAATTATAACATATTTTAGAGATCATAAATATTTAGATTTATTAATGAGAAGACCAAGATCTACAATGCCTGATATTTCTAGAGGAAATGCTAATATGTATGGTACTCCTGCAACTTTAAAGGTAATTGATCACTATAGAGAATTAATATATGATTTTTGTTTAGACTATGCTTATACCATAGCTTTTAGAGAGATGGTAGAACAACTACTAAATTACTCTGATGAAAAGAAAAAAGATTTCGATATTATAGCTGCCATGGGAATGACAGAATTGGGAGATGAAGAAATGTCAGTCAGAAAACCAGAGGCAAAAGATCCTCCTGGAAAAAAATTCCAAGATATTGGCTGATGAAAAGATACTAACGGATACAAACATTATGGTGTAATACCATCAAATCAAGAAGAACGCAATGACAGAGTTAGAGTTAGCCCAGATGATACGTGACTACATAAGGATTATATATAACGCTAATTATATTGGATCCTTAATTGTGGAAAAATTTGATGGAAACATTTATAGAATGAGCATTGCTATACCACATTATATGTTTCCAACAACAATTGCAGGTGAGTTTATGACAGATGAATCTTTTTTAGACTATGTTTATGAGGAATTGAGAATAAGAAATTACATGAGAGTTTATTTCTACAAAGTAGTGAGAACTCAAAATACAAGAGAAGAATAACAAATCAAACAATAATAAATGGATAAAGAAGTATTAGTATTTATACAATCAATAGCCGGATGAGTCATAGTAACATTACTAGCTATTATAGCTTATTTCCTTAGAGATTCTAATCATAAGATGACTGCTCAAATAGAAGCATTAAATGAGATAATGAGGAATTTTGAAATGAGGTTTATAAAAAAGGATTCAACAGATGATGTACGATGATCTAATTCAGAAGATAGACATGAAGTGATAAGTAACAGACTTACAGAACATGGTAAAAAATTAGATCAACATGAAGTAGAGATTAGTGTACTTAAAGAAAGAACTAAATATACTAAATTACAATAATATGAAAAGAATATTAATATTAGAAGATGATGAGACTATACAATTTCTTTATACAAGAATA